AAAAGTTCTGTAAATGTTGGTTTACCTTATAATGAAATAAGTTTTACTTATGAAGGCTTACAAACTTTATTAGCTGCAACGTTTTCACAAGAGAATAGTACTGCTTGGGGAGCACTTAAATATTCAGGAGGCACAAGAGTAACAGGACCAAATACTTCTTATAAAATTACCTTACCTTTTGAACATATGCAATATGAAAGATTATATAATCAATCTAATAATGCTGCAACAACTGTACAATATGGAAGATTTGTAAATGATAATCAAGAACCATATTTAGGTAAACCATTATTATTTTACCCTATCAAGCAAACAAATGGTACACAAATCTCTTTTATGAAAACAACAACATCTCACGACCCTATTGATGATTACATTATACCCTCTAATAGTCAAGAATTAGCTTTTAGTACAAGCCCTAATAATATAAACTTTAATGAAGAAAGAAACGAATATACTGGGGCAAGTGGATTTACTGGCACATTATTTTTAAATTATTATTCAACATATATAGGAGATGTATTTAATACACAAAGGAGAATTATTAAAGTAAATACTTTTCTTCCATTAAAAATTATTTATAAACTACAAATGAATGATGTTATGACAATAAACAATCAAGATTATATTATAAATAAAGCAGATGTAAATTTAATTACAGGAGAATCTAACTTAGAATTATTAAATAAGGTATGATAAAAAATATATTAGAATTACTAAAATATAGTAATGGAGAAACCGAGAATATAAGAATAGCAACAGGTAAAAATAAATTACCTACAACTATTAAAGAAGGTATTAAACAAATTAAAAAAGAAATACGCTATGCCAATAACTAAGACAATTGTAATAGATGTTAATGTAAAAGATGCACAGGCAGATTTAGATATGCTAAATCAAATGCTTGAACAGCAAGATGAAATTCTTGATAATCTTGAAAAGCAATTACGTGATTATGAAAAGCAATTAGAAAAAACTAATGAAAAGGATTTAAATAAACGTAAACAAATACAAGATGCTATTAATAAGACTAAAAAACTTATTAAAGAAGAAAAACAAGATATTAAAGAAAATACTAAAGCTCGTAATAAAGCAAATAAAGCACTTGAAGAAGCTAAAGAAGAAGCAGGAGATTTAACAGGTGTTATGGAATTGGCTGATAAAGCAACTGGTGGTTTAGCAAGTTCACTGGTAAATGTAGCAAAAGGTACAGGTGGAGTTACAAAAGGCTTTAAAACAATGAAAGTTGCAATTGCTGCAACAGGTATAGGCTTATTAGTTGTAGCTATTGGTGCAGTAGCAACAGCATTAACAAATTCAGAAGCAGGGCAAAATAAGTTTAATAAAATGATGACACAAATTGGTGTTGTTGTTGGAAATGTTACTGATATACTTGGTAATTTGGGTAATGCAATAATGTCATTTGTTACACTTAATTTTGATGAAGCAAGAGAATCGATAGGAAAAGTAACAGAGGGCATAAAAAACTTTGGGGAAGAAACTAAAAAAGAAATAGCAGTTGCAGGTGAGTTAGCAGATAAAAGAGCAAAAGCAGATATACAAGAAAGAAAACTATTATTAGAACGAGCAGAGGCAAATAGAAAAATTGCTGAATTAAGAGAAAAGGCAGCAGACAAAGAAAATGTAACTACACAAGAAAGAATTGCAGCAATAACAGAAGCAGGTAGAATAGAAGAAGAAATTACTAATAAAGAAATTGAAAATGCTAGATTAAGATTTGAAGCTAAAAAGGAAGAAAATGCTTTAAGCGAAAGTAAAAAAGAAGATTTAGATGAAGAAGCTAGATTAGAAGCTGAATTAATTAATTTACAAACTGCAAGATTAACTAAACAAAAAGCATTAACTGCTGAAATAACTACAGCAAGGCGTGAACAAGAAGCAGATTTAAAAAGAATTAATGATGAAGCAGCAGCAATAGAAAAAGAAGAAGCTGATAAAAAAGCAGAACAAAAGAAAATAGATGACCAAAAAATAATTGATGATGCAAAAGCATTAGCTGATTTAAAATCACAAATAAGAGATGCAGAAGCAGTTACAGAAGATGAACGTAGAGCATTAGAAATAATTAAAGTTACAGAACATTATAACAAACTTATAGAACTTGCAAAAGCTCAAAATTTATCAACTGTTGCCCTTGAACAAGCTAAAGCAAATGCACTTGCAGGGTTTAATGAAAAAGTTGCTAAAAATGAAATACAATGGGAAGAACTTACACAAAAAGAAAAAGGTAAAATTATTGCAGATGGCTTTAATAATATGGCAGCAGTTTTAGGTGAACAAACAGCAGCAGGTAAAGCAGCAGCAATTGCAGCAGCAACTATAAGTACATATCAATCAGCACAAGATTCATATAAATCATTAGCAGGTATTCCAATTATAGGACCTGTATTAGGTGCAGCAGCAGCAGCAGCAGCAATAGTTTCAGGTATTGGTCAAGTTAAAAAAATTACATCTACACCTGTGCCAACTTTAGGTGGAAAAGGAGCACCAACAATAGGTAGTGGTTCAGTACCACAACCTGCAGCTCCACCAACTCCACCTGCCTTTAATGTAGTAGGTCAAGGGGCAACAAATCAATTAGCTGAAGTTATAGGAAATCAATCCCAAGAACCTGTTAGGGCTTATGTTGTAAGTAATGATGTAACCACAGCACAAGGGCTTGAAAGAAATATTGTAGAAGGTGCTACTATATAAATGCAAAATTATTAATTAAATACGTTATATAAAATATGAAAATAGTCGAATTAATACTTGACGAAAATCAAGAAATGAGTGGTATTGATGCAATCTCAATAGTAGAAAGCCCTGCAATCGAAGAAGATTTTATAGCATTAAAAAGTAATGAGATTAAATTAAAAGAAATATCTAAAGAAAAAAAGATATTAATGGGTCCTTTATTAATACCTAATAAGCCAATATATCGCAATAACGAAGGAGATGAATATTACATATACTTTTCAAAAGATACTGTATCTAAAGCATCTCAAATGTATTTAACAAAAGGTAATCAAAATAATTCAACACTAGAACACCAACACGAATTAAGTGGTTTAAGTTTAGTTGAATCTTGGTTAGTTGAAGATAAGGTACACGATAAGTCTAGAAAATATGGTATGGATGTACCATTAGGAACTTGGATGGGTGCAGTAAAAGTTAATAATGATGAAATTTGGAATGAATATGTTAAAACAGGTAAGGTAAAAGGGTTTAGTATTGAGGGTTATTTTGCAGATAAAATGGAAAGGCCTAAAGATTCTGTTGGATTATCTTTAGAAAAATCATCAGAAGAAATATTAAATCAAATAAAACAAATATTAATTGGAGATAACGAGGAATTAAAAAAACCTTGTTGGGATGGCTATGAACAATATGGAACTAAAATAAAAGATGGTAAGGAAGTACCTAATTGCATACCACAAAAATAATGAATAAAAAATTAATAAACTTTTTTCCAGGTCTTTCAAGTCCAAAAGGGTCAAGGCGTGCCTGTTTTTGTAAAGATAAAAACACCTATTCAAGAAAATGTTGCGATGGTAGTTTATGGGCACAAGGGATAGGAGTTATATCAAGAACAATTTGAAAATGCAAAAAAATAAATTAATCACGTTATATATATAATTATGAAATCAACTGAAATGCTTAACCAAATCAAGACACTTCTAAATTTAGATGTGAAACTTGAAGAACAAAAACTTGAAAATGGCACTCGTGTAGAAGCAGAGTCATTTGAAAAAGGAAAAGAAATTTTTATCTTAACAGATGATGAAAAAGTTGCTATGCCAGTAGGAGAATACCTACTTGAAGATGGCAGACTTGTAGTCGTAAAAGAAGAAGGAATTATAGATGACCTTAGAGAAGTATCTGATGAAGTTCCACAAAAGGAAGAAGAATCTAAAGATGAAACTGAAGATTTAAAATATGATGATGAAGAAATGAGAGATGATGGAGAAGAAGCTGCAGTAGATGACTGGGCAGGAATGGAAAAAAGAATTAAAAATCTTGAAGATGCCATTGCTGACTTAAAATCTAAGGTAGGAGAAAAAAATATGGAAGAAGAAGAAGTTGAAATGGAAGAAGAAGTTGCAAGACAACCTAAATCTAGAACTATAAAAGAAGAATTTGAAGTTAATGAGCAATTAAAAGAAGAATTATCTCAACCTTCTGCACAACCAATAAAGCACAATCCAGAAGGTAATGCTAAAAAAGAACATTTTAAAATTAGCCCAAAAAGAAAACCATCTACAATAGATTTAATTTTTCAACAAATAAATAAATAAATAAATAAAAATAAATAATTATGCCACAACCAACTATCACGACTACTTATGCTGGAGAATTTGCAGGTAAGTACATTGCTGCTGCTTTGTTAAGCGGTAACACATTAAGTCAAGGTGCTATTGAAATTAAACCAAACATTAAGTATAAAGAAGTAATCAAAAAGGTTGCTACTTCTGGTTTAATTGTTAATGAATCTTGTGACTTTACAAATGCAGGAACTGTAACACTTACTGAAAGAATTATACAGCCTGAACAATTCCAAGTAAACCTTGAATTATGTAAAACACCTTTTGAATCAGACTGGGGTGCAGTATCTATGGGATATTCTGCTTTTGATAATTTACCTCCTGACTTTGCAAGTTTCTTAATTGGACACGTTGCAAAAGAGGTAGCACAAAAAACAGAACAAAATATTTGGAATGGTGCTAATGCTAACGTAGGAGAATTTGATGGATTAGTTCCATTAATGACTGCTGATGCAAGTGTAAATGATGTTGCTGCCGTAGGTGGTGGTGTTAATTCAGGGAACGTTATTGCAGAACTTGGTAAAATTGTAGATGAAATTCCAAGTAGCTTATATGGTAAAGATGACCTATACATTTATGTATCTCAAAACATTGCTAAGGCATATGTAAGAGCTTTAGGAGGATATGCTGCTTTAACAAACGTTGCAGGAACTGAAAATGTAGGTTCTGTAGGTGCAAATGGAATTGACAATAGAGGAACTTTATGGTTCGGTGGAAATGAAAACCTTTCTATCGATGGTGTTAAAATCTTTGTTGCTAATGGTT